AGTTAGGATCTGTTTTTACATTAATGTCCATAGCATGTAGTTCTGCCATAGTTGGGTTAATTGCTAATACTTTAGCGTTAGTAATACCTGAGTAGCTAGTGATTCCACCTACTACTGATTCCGCACTGGGATTTGAATTAATTGCCATTTTTTAATAATTTAAAGTTAAAATTCTAATTCTTCTTCTTGACCGTACTCACCTATAAAAGGATCTTCTTCTACTGTATTTTCTACAGGAATACTAGTCTGATTAGGATCTGTTGCAGTATCGTCAACAAAGTTGAAAGAAAGTTTTCTTACCTTCTTTGCCTTCTTACCTTTTAAAGCAGGGTGTTGGAACATTTGTGTTACCTCCCACTTCTCTAAGCTATACTTTGTTTGTATACCTGCGCGGTCTATACCATTGTTAAGGTCCTCAATAATCATCGTCACTGTAATAGTTTGAGGTTTCTCTACAGTCTCATGCGTATTGGACTCGCCAGTCGTAGTTCTTGCTTCAATCATGATTTTTTAATTAAGCGGTTAATCTATAAATATTTTAGACCAGTCTAAGGGCATGGTCTCTCCCTTTAAGTGATTGCAACGTGAACCTGCAGTAATATCATCCATAGAATTAAATGAAATCATAGTTTGATCATCTTCTCTGTAGATATAACCAACAGCGTCAGCGTTAGCACATGTAATTTGCTTGATCTTACCTGTCAGGTCAAGGTCCTTTACAGCAACCTCTTTACCTTTCTTCTCAAGCATCTTGTCCTTTAGGTGGCCAACCAGAATAACGTGGTCCGCTAGCATATTCATTCTATCTATCCATTTCTTGTATGCCATTCGTAAATACAAATAGCCTGCGCCGTTAGGCAATGATAGAACTGATGCTCCCGGATTCTTTTGTTCAAAGTTTTTACCCATAGGAGTTTGCATATAAATCTGTTTACCTTCCTCTTCACACCACTCTTCTAGTTTAGAGATAGTGTCAATAGCAATGTATTTATATGGCTTCTTTTGTTTAATAATCTCTCGACCCACATCAGCAAGTTCTTTTAGGTTATTTACTTTAATTTTAAGCGCATCAACCATGTCAGAGCCTTGCTCTAGGTCTATGATTAGACAGTCATCTAGCTGAGACAAGACTGTAGTCTTACCTATCTTTGGAGGACCATAGATAATCATGTTCTTAGGCGATTTACGGCTAGCCTTTACCTTCTTAGTTGGTAATTCCATATCAAAATATATATCTAATTTTATTCCAAGGTATTTTGTTGTTATGCAGTTCTTTAAACTGTTGTATAAACCTACCTTTCATTCCTAGTTTATACCTAACATTTTCACCACCATACTGAGATTGCTTTACTTCCTGTATTTCAGGAACCCACAATGTAACCTCTGTCTTTGGGTGTCTCTTTACATTTACTACATGCTTCTTAAAGTTGTGTGTTAAGAATATAACTTCTGCTAACACTTGATTTTTGTATTCTACATACGTATCAACAAGGTCAAACAGTTCCTCATACTCTTTTAACCAACCTTTGTAATAAATTACAGGGCTGTAGTTAACATGCACATCGTAACCCGCATCTATAAAAGCATCAATAGCTTTTATTCTATCGATAATTTTAGATGTGTTTGGCTCGTGTATGTTAGACATACGCTGAGGCATAAGACTAAATCTAATACGCACTTTTCCTTGTGGGTCAAATGTTGTTAGATCAGGGTTTACATACTTTGTTGCAAAGCTACCCATAGCAACAGGATGATCTCTGAAGAATTCAAAGATACGCTCCCATTGATGGTATTTAGCATGCAAAGCAAAGTCTTCGTTACAACTAATGTCGTAAGTAGTAAACTCCGGATGAGTCTGGTTAGGCTTCTGTACAGGAGTAAAATATGCATGATTATTAACAGCAGTTAATATATCCCCTGTGTTTGTAGCTATACTCAAACCCTTGTCTTTATGCCTCTTCATGTAACAATAAGAACAATTGTAAAGACAACCATGGCCAAAGCTAGGACTAATAAAGTCTGTAGACCTACCAGATTCTCTAATGGTAAATGTTTTACGTGTTACTTTCTCTATCATATTAATAAGTAGTAATAAGCATATATAATATACTTAGAATTATAGCAAGAAATCCTACATACATAGCTAGATAACTAGCCATAATAGAATATTTTTTCTTACCCTGCCAATCAGGCAATTTTTCGTTTTTCATATTGTTAATTCTTTTATTTGTTGCAACTGCTCTTTAAGACCTTTGTTTTCTGCCTCTAAATGTTGAATCCTAGCAACAAACTTTTCTATTATTTCATCTTTATCATTAGCAGAAGACATACCAGAAATACCAGCAGCCGCAGCACAAACATCAAAGAATCTACGATACTCCTTATCTATCTCATATAAATCTACATGTGATTTAAAGGCAAACAAACATGTTGCATGATCTCTTTTAAACATTGCCGCATTTTCTGTAAGACTATATTCAAGTCCGTCATTGATTAACACCATACATATTCTACGAGCATTTACGACATCTCTTTTTCTAGATTTGCCTCTAATCTCTTTAATAGGTATTTCTGTTAATCTAGAAACAGTAGCTATTATTCTAGCTGCTTCTATGGTTAGCTTTTTTTCAGCTTTCATATTCTTATCTTTCGTTAATGTTAAATGTTGACATATCAGCCTCATAACCGATCATACCTAATAGACCATCACGATTCTTCTCCACATGGCAGGCCAATAAGCCTACAGGATCTTCGTCGCAATATCTATCTGTAATACCATACAAGTCATAAGGTCTGTTCAGAATCATAACCACATGAGCGTCCTGGCCAATAGAATCGCCGCCAAACAAATCTGTAAGAAGTGGTTGGTATTGATTCTTAGCACGGTGCTCTTGCTCTATGTTACGATTAAGCTGTGATAATAATATATTGATAGTACCCATACGCGACTGTAAAAACATACAACCTTTAGAGATTGTGTTTAGTTTCTTTAGTTCTGTATCCTCGTTACCTCTAACAAGTCTGGAGTGATCTATCAAGTTTATCACGGTAGTACGCGGCCTAGAAACTGCAAGTTCCTCATTTGTTTTAATAATATACTCCATAGTCCTAGGTACATTGTTAAAGTAAATGTTGTAGTTAGCGTACTTTTGTACTTTAGATGCATAGGTTTTAAAATCTACACTATCTAAAGACTTATCTACAGACAATAGTTGTCCTAGTTCTTTCTTAACATCTTTTGATGCGCTACGCATTACCTGTTGGTAACCCGGCATCTCGAATGACCAGTAAAGAACAACTATGTCTTTCTCTTTGTTTGTGTCTAGTATATCAAACACAAGTTGATTACTAAATGCTGACTTGCCCACACCTGGACGGCCTGCAATCACATACAATTTACCCTTTTGTAATCCGCCAAGAAGATTCCTATTGAGACGAGGCCATTTAGTGGGAAACACATCGCGTAACCCATTCATAGCATCTTTTACAATCTTAATAGATTGATTTACAGCCTTGTCAATTTTTTGGAATCCCCTATCTTTGAATACATCAGAGTGCTCGTGTAATTCGTTGGGGTTTTGATTCATCTTTTTCGTCTATATCTTCATACTTTTCCCAAGTATGGTTGTTAATCCAAGTTTCTAGATTTTGTAGATAAGCTAAGTTGTCCCTGTCTATTCTTAGTTGCTTTTCTAGCAATAGCATAATTCTTTTATGGACATGAGCCTTACTACCAACAATCTTTCTGTATTTATTCTTGGCTTTTAAATTTGATTTAGCATTAGGATCTGCAGCGTGCAATACGCGTATCCCAGTGCGTGTACTTACTTTCATAGGATAGGTGGATATAAGTTGGGCAAACATAGAGTCAAAGTCATTAGCAAACAAATCTATAAATGTTTGTCTAACGCTATGCAACCCTATGTTTTCTCCTAGCTTTACATAACCTCTCTCTTGCAAGCTATCCCAATCAATATCTAGATTTAAACTGTCAAAGTAACTGTAACCTTTACGGTACACCAGGTATAAAGCAGTAAACTCATCTGGTGAGAGCTTTGTGTCCTGTAACAATCCTAAGTTTAATTCTATATTCATACTAAAAAGGTAATTTGTCGTTAGATTTAAAATCCCATAGCGTAATTATTTTACAATACTCACGCTCTTCTATCCCATCAACTGTCGTTATATAAACTATCTTTTTGCGTATAAAATACACACCCTCGTGGTCTATGTGTAATCGTAAAAATCTGTTAGTTGCAATCAGATAAAGACAGACTGCAAATATAATAAAATTCGTCATAATATTAAAATTATTTAGTTAACCATTTGACATTATCAAGAGTTTTTACAGAGGATTTTAACCACTTCTCTTCTTGACTGTCTTTTACATATAGGATATATATTTTACCAATTTTACCCTCTTGGTAGCGTATAATCCTACCTACACGCTGTATCATAGTTAAGCCTTTGCTTGTCAATCCGCATATCACAGCCATAGTTGCATCAGCAACATCTAGACCTTGATTAAGAGCTTTAGTAGAGCATAGCACAGGTTTGTCACCCGATCTAAAGTCTACTAACGCTTGTTCTCTTTGTTTCTTAGTCTTTCCGCTATGATATACAGTTGAGAATGTATCAGTGGCATCAGCAAGTTTATTAGTAAACTCATTACTACCACCAAATACTAGCATTTTCTCTCCTATGTGCTTTATTACAAGTTTTTGCAGCTCTGCAATTTTACCATCAGCATGGTCTACAACAGTTTTACGCGCTCTAATAGAACGATAGAACTGTGCAGCAAATGCTTTTTGCTCTGGTGTAGCTGTATGCTTACCTGCACCCATAATATGTTTAGCCTCATCAAATGCGTTAAAGTTACCTAGCCCATACTTTGCATATACAAATGTATTGTTTGCTTTTTTGTATGCTTCTTTCTCTACAGATGTAAGCTCTATAGGTATACATATAACCTCATACGGAGAGACTAAGCCTAGTTCCACACATTTATCCAAAGTTATTGTATAAATTGTTGGTGCAAGTTCATGCAACAACTCTTTGTACTCTAGCTCTTCAGGCAATGTAGCAGTCATACACAAAAGCTTGTGATATGTATTGTTCTCAAAGAACTTACGATACTGCGGTGATAGGCCAAGATGTATCTCGTCACACACCACTAAATCATATACATTATCTTGCAACTTATATGCAGACTGATAACATAGAATATCAATGTTATCTAGGCAATCTTCTTGCCCCCACTTAATAAACTCTTCACGAAATTGTTCTTGAAGTTGTGTCGTAGGTACAAGTATTAGAATATTAGCCTCTGGATTACGAGTAATGACATAGCTACAAGCTTCAACACCACACTTAGACTTACCAAAGCCAGTCCCAGCAATAATACTACCAACAAACTTTTTGCTTGCCCAATTATTAAGAGCCTCTCTCTGAGCTTTGTCTTTTACTTTGTGTAGCTTCATTTTGAGCACTTCCATAATGTAACAGTTCTATTAGTTTCCATGTCTTTAAATGTGCCACTATCTGAAACCATACCTAGATTTACTAGTTCTGTTACACGCCCAGTTACACGGTTAATATCCCACCCAAGGTCATTAGCAATCATTCTATTTGTTGCTTGACCTAATGATTTTATAGTTTTATAAACTTTCTTTTGTTTATTTCCTATAGTGCCAGATTCAACTAGCTTTTTGTAAGAATCTACTTGAGTTTTTCTCATCGTTCTATTTTTAAGTTATTACTTTTCCCAACAGTCACTAATTGTGACCTCAGCTTTTAACAAGCCGTTTGTTACTATTTTATTTGCAGCTAGTTCCATAAGCTCTTTCATTTTATTTGACCATTCGTCTATAAACTCAACTTTACACACCGTGTCAATTTGGTCATGAACAGTCATAACCATCTTAACAGGAGCATTTGTCATATTTATATACTCTCTAACCAAAACTAATGCAAGTTTAGTCATATCTGCAGATGCACCTTGTATAGGTGTATTCTTGCTAGCACGTTCTATGCTACCAAGCTCCATAATAGATGATTTGTTGTCCCATATCTTTGGATACCAATTTGTAAACCATCTGGTTCTGTAGTAAGGTGGAAATGTTTTAATATATCCACGCTTCTTCCCATAATTACCTAACTTATCTAAGAACCCACCAATAGATGGAAACGCATCAAAATACTTTTTAATTAGCGTCTTCGCTTGTTCCACAGATATATTAAGAGTACCAGCAAGTTTATTAGGACCCATGCCATAAGCCAAACCAAAATTAATAGTTTTAACATTTGTTCTCAATTTTTTATGTTTAGGGCAATCACATTTTTGTTTATGTTTAACATAAGCGCAATCACTTTCAGCTGCATTTACCCACTCTTCTCCATAAACTAGTTCAGCACATGTAGAATGCAAGTCTTCACCTCTTTCTAGTGCTTGTAACCATACTGGATCTTTGCTACCAAATGCAATAACATTTAACTCTTGACTAGAGTAGTCTGCACTAACAAACTTCCAACCATCAGGAGCTGTAAAACAATTCCTAAATATATTATCTGCAGGTATCTGTTGCATATTAGGTTTACTACTGCTAACACGACCTGTATCTAATATCTGATGAAAGTTTGTATGTATTCTACCATCTCCAGCTAAGTTTTTAAAGAATGAACCACCATAAGATGTGCACAACTTCATAGCTTCTTTATACTTGATATACTTATCAATAATAGGAAACTTATATCTATGCTTAAACATTTCTTTACCATTAACATTTTCTAGTTCAGGTAATAGTGTTTTGAACACCTTAAGTACTTGCATAGGACTAGTCCATTTTACATCTACCTTTCTAATGTCATCAAAACTTGTAAACAAATCTGTTTGTACAAACTTAGATATAAATGCTTGCAATCTACTATCATTAACAACCATAAGATCTAGATCATCTAACAACTTAAGTGCTTTAGATTTGTTTATGTCTTCTAATGCATTCCATTTGTCTTGGTCTAAATCTAGCCCGTTGTATTCTATATCAGCAAGAGCTAACACAGCCTTGTTTTCTAAGTCAACAACATTGTTTAACTCATACTTATCTATGTTTGGTAGTTGCAATTTCCTAATCTTACATAAATACTCAACATCTTTAGCGCCATAAACTATCTGACTCTCTGTATATGGTTTACCTTCTAAATGTATAAACTGGTTTCTAACCTCTTTGTTTAACTCTACATTTAAATACCTTTTACATAAGTCTTTTAGTCCGTAACCTAGACCTTTACCACAACTAATTATTCTTTCTACTAAAAATGTACAATATATATTCTCACACTTTATGTTAAAACTACTTCTAATAAACTTGTAGTCAAATTTAGCGTTGTGAAATATTTTGATTATATCTTTAGATTCAAGAATATCTCGTAATGGTTCTATGTCTACACATCTAGTGTCAATTACAAACTGCTTATCTTCATCACCTATTTGAAACATAACTACCTTTTTACTAGTGAAATCCATACCACTAGTTTCTGTGTCCACTCCAAGTACATCTTTAGATGCACAATATTGCACCACATCGTCAATTGTTCCCAACTGATAATGTGATGCTTCTATTGAATGAAAATCAGTACTAACAAATACTAACATTATATATAAGGTGTTTGTATTCCATCGCCATCAAACTCACTTGCTAGTGAATCTATATGCTCATTATAAGCTTTTACAGCATAGTTATCTAGATACATAACTACTGACTTACCATAAGCTTTTGTAATTGTTTTGTTTCCCCATTCAAATGTGTCATTCTTTGTTAACACACATTTGATGTATTCTCTCTTAAAATCTTCATATGATCCATCTTCTACCATAGTAAAGATCCATTTCATATGTCCCATAATATTTAGATTTAGGCATAAATAAAGGGACCGAAGTCCCCTTATTCTATGCATTATTAAAATTTGGTCTCTAGTTATAGAGTGCTCTGTATCAGCTACTTAACCTGTAATATAAAAATAATATTTATATTTTTATACTTTTCTGATACAAATATAGTAAAAAAGAGTATACTACACAAGCAATATACTCTTTTTATTTATACTAAAATTCTAGGCTCTCTTCTTCTTCAACCTTTATACCAACATTTGGTTTAACACCTGCAGTTGTTGTATCTGCAGATAAGAAGGTATGAGTTGGTGCTACATCACCTTCCATTAATACTACATTAGAGTTAGAGAAGATGTATTGACCATCATGTGTGATGTAATCACCATCTTTACCTGCTCTCTTAGCAGCACGCTCTACATTCTCTTGTTGCCACTCTGTGCCTTCTGTAGTTTCTACAATCTGCAAACGAAATCTAGAAGTTAAGAACATTGGATTCAAGATATTTAGATCCATCATCTCACCTCTTTCAGTTGCATACCAGTCACCATCATCTCCAAAGTTTACACCTAGAGCATTAGCAGCATCTACAGGCTCAGCTGTAGCCCAGCCACGTCTAGCACCAGAACTAAATCTGTCATCGCTAGCATTTAAGATAGTCAAAGCACTAACTGGTCTATCTTTTGCAGCTATCTTTTCTGCAAATTCTAGTTGAATTTTACCATTTGATACTTGGCGAGCGTTAATTAGTAAAGTCTCACCTGGTTGTAGTCCTTCTAAAGAACCACTTCCTAAAACATTGTTGTTTTCCATAATAATTTAAATTAAATGTTGTTTATTAAAAATTCTTCGAGTTGTTTGTTGGTAGTATCAGTTTCCGTACTGTCTATCTCCCAATAGAATAACTCTGGATACACCTCTTTGATGTTATCCTTAGATTCTGTGCACTCACCAATAAAGTGAATTGCATCAATTTGATTTGTGAATACTTTTACAGCTGTATTCGTTAACTGCTCTCTTGGTGCTGTCCAGTCACCATTTACATCACATTTGTATGTGATTACTACTTGTTTATCATGCATGATATTACTGATTTAGGTTAATTTTTGTTTTAATCTTTCTTTTAGCATTCTATCTATTGCTAACTTATAGTCTATTAATCTACTCATCAATGTGTAGTTACCTTGCTTTACTGATATACTTACAGAATCATCCACTAACACCAAGTACATAGCTAACTCATTGTTAGTCATGTTCTTGATGTCAGCGTCTAAATCAACAGTAATATCAATCTTTTGATTCTTGCTCAACATAATGATAATATATTAGTGAGTCTGCTTCTTCTCTATACTCTAACCACAGTTTATCTAGTTTATAATCTAGCTCTCTGTCTGATAGAGGATATAAAGTGCTGCAACTACCTAGAGTTGCAACACATAGTACCAAAAACAAATATTTCATAGCTTAATCGTCTTCTGGTATCAGGCACCAACATAAAATTGATCCCAACATTAATACTAGTGATCCCATGAACCACGTTACTTCATCTTTGGTAACACCATCAAAAAAGAAAGGTACCAAACAACAAGCTGATGCTATTAAAGCCATACTTGTAAAGGTAGGAAAGAATAATTCTCTAAAGAAATACCTATTCCTTTTAATATAATTTCTCATTTTCGTCTAATTTAGTTTCTAATTGTTTAATTGTTTCTCTCAATAGTCTAGTGTGCTTATCGTCATACACATTATTGTGATCTTCATGATCCCATAATTTAATGTATGCAGCAATAAGCAAACTAGCTATTTGTTCTTGTGTTAATTTAATAAGGATCATAATCAGTTATTTTTAATATATACCGAAACAATAAGGATCATCTATTTCATCATAATCAGATCCACCAAGCATATGATAGTCCCATTGTTCAGAAGCTATTTCGCCTTGAAATGGATTATGATAGGAATCACCTTTAAATTTATCCTTAATTTCCTGTTTAGCACAAGAGATGTATTTATTTTCTCCTAAAATTAAATTTAGTTGCTCTCTATTTTTATCTATAGAATACAAAGAAGTATTTATTCTTGATATTCTCATACCAAAAAAAGTGTTAGGATTATTGTGTTTAAGCATGTTAAGTATATTTAATAGATGTCTATCATCTAAATCTTCTACTGCTATCTGTTGACCGTCTTTGGTCGTCCAATAATTTGTTTCCATAATTATAAATTAGATTTTAAACGTTCTGCTTTCAATTTTGTAATCTCATCACTTAATTCTTTTTTTCTTATCGAATTCATTTTGCTTCTTAATGATAATTTTTCATTAGCTAATTGAAGTTTAACAATCTCTGCTTTTAACTTATCTACATCTTGCAATGCTTTTGTTAGTTCTAAGTTTCTTTGGAGTGTATTAAACTCCTTAATGTCTTTTAATGTTTTCATTTTAGTATTGATTTTTAATGTTACAGACTATCGTGTGATAGTTTCGTCTATTGAAGACTCATCAGTGTAACTGATTACGATATAAGTAGAAACATTGCGGAATAAATGCATTTATGTTCTCTATTTCTACTCAATATCTAACCGTTTAGTTAATACTTCCTGGAGGATCATTTCCATTCACACATTAACCTGAACTGGCTTATGGTTCTCTAATTCGCTTGTCCGCTAAATTGTTGTTGTTGTTTTCATATTTATGTTTTTAAAACATATCTCATTAAGCGCTTAATGTATACATTTCACAGGAATCAGTTTTCATCTCTGGTATTGGTTAGTAATAGTTCGATTACTCCTGAATAATCTAAAAGTGTGCACCACTTTGTGTTATAAAAAAGCAGTTTGTCTTCTTGCTTAGGAATACGCTGTTGCCAATGTTATGAAATTGACTAATAGTACAGCCTTTCTATTGTGTTATTAAAATAAAAGAGCGCGAGTTACCCTCGTCTTTTCATATCTCTACTTTAGCTCTTTTATGGGTTTACGACAGCCTGAACACTCGTCAAATAGCATCAGGTTAAATACTCCTAGAGTACTTAAAAGAGAAACTGCCTTAGATTTTTATATTGTGTTATATAATGTAATAGATATAAATCTATATTGTGTCAAAATGTGGGATAAAGTGGTGAATAGGTTGTAGTTGTCACGCTTACAAACATTGTAATTGTTACACTACCCACCCATCGTCCACCCACATATAATCAAAAAAAAGGGCAAAGCCCTTTAGGTTACTCGTGGTTTACCGCGAGTTTACCTTGACGAATTGCGTCAGCAATCTCGTCTGGCAAATCATTAAGTTCAACGAACTTTGGTTTGCTTACTTGTAGTGCGCCATCTTTGATGGTGTACGACTTTTGGATGGACCACTGTCCATCTTTGGAGATATTGTCCTTGACAATGTCATCCATTTTTAGGGCGTCTTTTGCCATAATAAATTTGATAAAATTTGTTATTAAATGATTTTCATTTGACGGGGGTACCTTGGTCCCCCAAAACAAGCCGGGGTTTTATTCTGAGGAGGTTCCCACGTTCACAAATACCCCCAAAAAAAATTTTTTAGTTTTAAAATTTTTCTATAGATTTGCATAATGACTTTTAAGGACATACTAATAGAAACAAAAAAAATTTTAATGAAAGAAAAAAGCCACCACTGCGGAAAACCAAATTGCGATCCAGAAACATGTCTTTGTACATCTAATGAAGAAGCACCAAAAGGTCTTACTTTAGAAGTATGGGAAGAAAGTCTTAAGAAGCTTAAAGATAAAGGAGAAATTGGATTAGATGCTTGGATAAAAGAATTAGAAAAAGAAAACAATGAGAGTTAAATCATTTTCAAAAGTAGAAAACACAACTACTAAAAGACCAGGAATACATGCAAAAAGCAAAACAAGCAATTCTAAAGGATCAAAAAATTACAGGAAAAAATATAGAGGGCAAGGAAGATAAAGATAATTTATGTATCTTTGCACAAGCGCAGGCATTCCTTAACAGGAATATCACCCCTGAGGATCGAAAGAGCAGTAAGGGGTCAGACGTGGGATTTATACACTCTAGTATAGTGGTCATCTGGCCAAGCTAAGTGAAAACGTTAGAAAAAACGCTGTGACAGCGAATCATCAACAGGAAATTTTCTCCCATAGCCTCAAAAAGAGCGGATATAGTCGCTAGTTAGGACACATTACACATAGGTAAGTGTGATGAATTAACATCAGTCTTAGTGTCCTTGGGTCCCCGTAAAAAGGGAGCACTGCTAGAGATAAAATTCCAATTGAAATCAAAAACCCCTAGGGGGATCTTGTATCTACTCCAGAAATATTAGAAAACATTTGGAAATATAAAAGTTTTATTTATATCTTTGTAAAAAATATATAGATTATGAACTTTAAACCAAATGGATCGTGGGTTGTCCTTCCAGACCCAAGTAAAAATAAAACAGATGCCGGAATCATCTTAGATGATAAGACTGCAAAGAGTATGAATACTAATATTCTCGAAGTTCTTGCAGCAGGACCTCAATGCCATTTTGCTAAAGTAGGAGAAACTGTAATGGTAGATCCTAGATCAGAAGCAGTAATCATACATGTTGACGAAAAGCAATATATAATGATTTCTGAACATCAATTATTAGGTAAATGGTAATAGCATATGGAGGGGTCAGTTACTATATCTTTAAACGATTTTAATAAATTAGTAGAATCTTCTAATGATGCTAAATCTAAAGTTGAAAAAACTAGATTAGCAGCTAAAGAGCTACAAGTATTTTTATCTTTTTTAATTAGTAGGTCTGATATTTCCCCATATCTAGAAGAGTTTAACCGTCAATCCAAATCATCTACTATTGTTGTAGATGGTGGAATGGCAAGAATACAAATAAAAAATGAAGAAGAAAATAACAGTTAATATTGATTCTACATATAAGTATTTGCAACTCTGGAATGGAATATTTAATTTAACAAACACAGAGCTTTCAGTTTTATCTGCATTTATAGATACAAACAAAGTTAAATCAGAAGATAATCTTTGTTCTATGGATAATAAAAAAGAAGTTGCTCGTGTAGTAGGAATTAAAGATCCAAACACTTTAAATAATTACATTAAAAAATTTAAAGACAAAGGCGTTATAACAAAGTTTAATAATAGTTACAAACTTAACCAGTTATTAGACACAAATACAACATCAATTGAAATCAATATTCGACAAGGCGGTAATATCAAAGTTTAACATTGACGATATATACCTTATTATTATTGTACAAGATCCTTACGGGGAGTTATTATATTATGAAGTATTATGAGTAAGAAAAATTTTCAACCGGACAAAAGTTGGACAGAAGAGATGCCAAGCATTCCTGAAATGATAAAAAGTTTTAGTAGAGAGTCTATAAAATGGCTTAAGCAGGGAGCACCTATCTGTTCAGAAGAAGAATATTCAGCTAGATTAAATATTTGTCAAACTTGCCCGCATTTAATTGCAGATAAAATGAGATGCGGTAAATGTGGGTGTAAATTACAGTTTAAGGCAAGGATGGAAACAGCTAGATGTCCGATACAAAAATGGCAAGAGGTAAAAAAGAAATAATATTACTATTAGCTACTAAACACAACCTACCCATAAAGACTGTAGAGAAAATAGTTGGGCATCAGTTTAAGTATGTTAAGAAAATAATGGAAGAAGGTGACTTTGAAACAATAAGGTTACCTTATTTTGGTAAATTTTCAGTTAAACCAGGTAGAATAAAAAATTTAAACAAAAAAAAGAATGTTAAATAAAATATTTACATATTTATTTTTAGGATATGTTAAAATACCTGCTAAAAAACTACAATGCCGTTTTTATAATAATGGTAAATGGGTTAGAGTAACAGAGGGAGATGAAAAAATAATTAATGCATTAGTAGATAGTTTTAAAAAAACTGGTTTTAATTATAAATACCCAGTTATTATTAATGAAATGGAGGCAGCAATGGATAAAGGTTTAATATCTGTTTTAGATGGTCATCACAGAGTAGCGGCTTGTAGAAGATACTACGGAGAAAATTATTTAGTTCCATGTGTAAAAGCAGCTAAACATATGAACCCTTTATTTCTTAAAACAAATAAATTAGTAGAGCTTTTAATTATTATAAATTTAATAACATTAATATTAATATTGTTTAAATAATGGCATTTCAAGACGATTTGATATATATAAAAGATAATGTAGCAATACCAAGTCCTTAT